CTCGACCGCGCAATACAACCCGTTACCGGGTGGCGGAAGAACCACCGCGAAGAACTCTTGCGGTGTCATGGGATGTCCCGGTGAGGTTTAGTAAGCGTCGTCCTTGACTTCTTCGGCGTCGATCTTTTCGTGCAATCGAACAAGCAGTTCCGCCACCCACTCAGAAGGCACAGGCTTTCCCAGCATCATGTACACATGCCGCGCAAGTTCTTCGTCAGTCAGGGTGTGAGGTTGTATTCCCGGCATATTGTTCTCCATGCGGTGTCCGCGTTATTAGATGTTTGTAGGATTTTGAGAAGGAACTCAGCGCGGTCTCTGTAACCCACGAACACCTCGGTGCCCGTGAACCAGTTGTAGACCGTCTGCCGCGTCACGCCCAAAGCTTTGGCGATTTTGGTGACGGGGAAGTCATGATAGACCGCCCAGCGCCCGAGCTGGTTACCCAGCGACTTGGGCGTGTTCGCCACCGCATCAATGATCTTTTGTGAGTAAGGCATCGTCTTTGTGGACAACAGCACGCATGACTCGTTGGTTTTTGCCAGACTTGCCCTTGCGCCGTTCTCCGGTGTCTTCAATGAACTTCTTATCCAGCAGCGCACGATAGCGCGCAGTGATGGACGAGTAGGGGTAGTTGGGGTACAGCGCCCGCACCTCATCGCTGATGCAGCCGTGGTTGCCAAAGCGGTGGATGGTGGCATACACCAGACCTTCCAACCGAGTAGTGTCCACCTCGTACGCCGCCTCGATGCTGGTGTCTGTCGCATCTGCGCGGTGGAGGAAGTGGGGGTCAGTGCCGAAACCGTTCATGTGCTTCTCCTAATAAGGTGGGAGGTAGCGGGATTGCCTTCCAGAGGAAACGCTTTCGTGCACATGTGTATCCCTTTTAACGAGGTATCAAAACCACCCCGGCACACGCAAAGCGACCGCTCTTGCTACCTCCCGAAACCTTTTTACTCGTCGTCCCAATCAGCCACGATGTCAGCCAGCTTGCCCTTTTTGGCAGGCACAGCATCGGCTTTAGGCGCGGCTTTGCGAACTTCCGGCTCCTCGTCCTCGCTGACGGCAGGGGCGGCTTTCTTCTTGGGCTTGGGCGCTTCTTCCTCTTCCGCATCCGGGCGCTTGCCCTCGATCATCATGGGCGCAGGCTTGGTCACGCCGTCAGCCATAGCAGGGGTCATCAGCACCGCACGCTGGGCTTCCACGCCGGCGGCTTTGTCTTTGACCGTCTCGTACTCGTCAGGCGTCAACCAGCGCTGGGGGGCGAACACAATCTTGGGAGCCTCCACAGTGGTGTCGAACTTCATGCGGGTCACCACCATGTCGAGGTTGACCGGAGGAGTCTGCGTAGCCGCCCACCGTGCGTATGCTTGCAGCGGCAGCTTGTCGCCCTCACCCTTGCCAAAGATGGACGTGGCAGGCAGCGTGATCTGAAGCACGTCACCCTCGGGGTTGTTTGCCAGCACCACAGCCAGACGCTGCTGGTAGCGGCAAGCGCGGGAGTTACCGTTGCCAGACCCTGCGATGTTCTGCGGGCACTTGGCGCAGGTCGATGCCTGCGGCTCCTTGACGGACTTGTCCGGGGTATCCCCGTCGTTGCTCCAGCAGTCAGGCGCAGCACCCGGCGCGTCTTTGTCGTACTTGCCGGCGTAGAAGATGCGCGAGACTTTCGGAGCCGCCTTCACAACGATCACGTCGAGATGACGCTCGTCGATGCTGGCGATCTCCTTGCCCCCTGCGATCAGACGGAACACACCACCTTTGATGGAGACGCGCTTCACGCCCGGGCCAGAGGACGGGCCGCCAGCCAGAGCCAGCGTGGTTTCGGACAGTTCTGCGTTGGCTACGAACGCGGGTACTTTTGCGGAATTGAAAAGAGTAATGTTGCTCATGATTTACTTCAGTTGGTTGGTTTGCGTACCGAGATGTCGTACTCCGAAGTGGAGTTCAACCCGGGCGGTACGAGTCCCGGATTCTCTTCGAGAAATTGGTTCATGTTGGTTTGCGCGATGCGCTTCTCCAGCAAGTCCACGGCGTCATGCTCAACCACGAACTTCTTGAAGGAGTCCCAGTCTTGCGTGTTGTAGCGGGTCTTGACGGAGAGCACCACGGTACCCTGCGCTGTGCGAACTGATGTGACGCCCATCGTCTTCATCATGTCCTTCATCGCGTTCTTGATCTCTTCCTGCTGCGCCTTCAGAGTCTCGACCTTGCCGTCGTACTCTTGGGTGAGCGTCGTGATCTCCGTGCGAATCTTGCGGTAAATCTTCGCGAGGCGATCCAGCGGGATCGTCTCGCTCTCTGTTTCGGTCATTTGCTTCTCCGTTTTATTTGTCTAGGGTTGGACAGTGTACATGGTTTCAATCGTTGCGCAACTCCTTTATTCACTGATCACGTTGTTGAACATCTCGGTCAGCAAAGAGTGGTCGTTCACCTTCTGACTGAGCGCTTTAAACAGGCGCTTCTCCACCGGGCTGGACTGGATGTGCACCACGGTGACCTTGTCGCTGGTCTGGCCCTTGCGGTCTGCACGAGCGCAGCACTGGGTGTATTGCTCCACCGACATCAGCGGGCCGTAGAACACCACGGTGTCAGCAGCGGTTAGGGTAATCCCGTGTGCCGAGGCTTGGGGCTGCATCACCAGCACACGCGGCTCAGGCTCGGTCTGGAAGCGGTGAATGATCTGAGCACGTTTGGATGCAGTTACGCCGCCGTGAATCTGTTCGTTTGCAATACCCTTCTTGGTCAGGTACGTGCTAATCGTTTCGATCACGCTCAGGTACAGCGCGAAGATGATGACCTTGCGGCTGGTTTCCTCCAGCACCTCCTCCAGCACCGACAAGCGCGGCGCGGAATCGAACTCCACCACCTCTCGGTCGTCTGTGTAGGCCGCTCCACAGCTTATCTGTAAAAGTTTATTCATCGCAGCGGCGGCATTGACCGCCGTGATGGTCTCCCCTGCCGCCTGCACCAGCATCTGGGTCTTGAGCGTGTTGTAGTACTTGGCCTGCTGGGGCGTCATCTCCACCTCTCGGGTCATGGTGACCACGGGCGGCAAGTCCAGACACTCGGCCTTGGTGAAGCGAATTGCCGGCTGCAGCGCGTCGAACACGTCGTCCTTGGCCGTCACCTTGGGTGCCCACTTGTACATGGTGATCTTGTTCATCACCTTGTCGCGCCACGCCGTAAAGAATTTCGGTACGCCCTCGGGGTTCACCAGCTTGGCTAGGCCGTACGCATCCACGGGAGACTGCGAGGCCGGGGTGCCGGTCATCATCCACAGGTAGGTCTGCGGGGTCAGGATGGAGTTCAGTGCTTTCCAGCGCCGGGTGGTGTTGGTCTTGTAGGCGTTGGCCTCATCGACGATAACCAGATCGAACCTACCGTCGGCCTTGACCTCGTCAGCGATCAGGCCCAGCCCCTCGTAGTTGGTGATGACGATCTCGTAATCCTGCTGGATCATCTCGATGCGTCGTGCAGCCTTGGGGTGGTGGGCGATGATGGCGCTGCGATGCAGCACGCTGTTGTTGATGTCCCCCATCCACGCGCTGTGCATGATCGACAGGGGGCACAGGATCAACACGCGCCGCACCTTGCCCAGCTTCATCAGGTAGTCAGCGGCCCACAGCGCCGAGAGCGTCTTGCCCGTGCCCGGCTCCGAGAACACGAACGACCTGCGGTGCATGGTCAGGAATGCAGCCGTGTCGATCTGGTGCTGCATAGGCTTGTAGCGCCCGGGCCAGTCGTAGCGTTTGGTGATGGGCGAGGGCACGTCCTTGACGCCCAGATTGCGCAGCACCCGCGCCTCGTCCAGTCCCCAGTACACCGCCACTTCGTAGCCGTCACCGACTTGCATCACCTTGTGCTTGGGGATGATGCTGTATTTGGCAGGGTTGCGCGTCTTAAACAGCAACGCCTTGTTGTCAACAATCTGCACTTGCTTCTCCGTTATTTGTTGTCGCCTTGGTTGGCGCTTCTATTTCTCAGTCGCAGGTTACCGGGCGTTGTCTTACCACCTTTGCGAAGCGGCACCTTGTGATCGATGTCTTTGCCTGTCCGGTCAATCCGCTTCTTGTCGTACAGGCGGCGTGCCCTCTGACGTTCAATCTGATCTTCGGTTTCGCCCGATTTCTTTTGCAGTTCGTATGCGTGTTTGTAGTCACGCTTGCCGTTGGTCTGGGTCATGCTTGTTTCCTCACGATTGCTTGCCACTCGCCATCAATCTTTATGTACATGGTGTCCGGCTTGCCATCAACAAACGTCTCGATGACTTCAATTTCCGGATCAACAGAGGTGAAGCACCTGATGGTGCTGCTCATGTCCGGGTAGTTCATCTCGGGTAGAAACAAACACCCTTGTTTGGTATCTACGTTAATTCGTATCTCAGATACGTTGCACATCACATTCCACATATCACACCTCCTAGTGTTTCGGGTTGAACTCGCAGCCGGTGACTTGGCACCAGCCGCACAGCGGGGTTTGTGTGGGATTCCACACGTCATTCTCAAAGCACGCTTCGAGGCGCGCCGTACGCTCACGATACTTCCACCAATAGTCGTCCTTCTGGTCACGCGTCATCGACATCTTGACCATACTGTTTTTCACAATAAACAACAACGCGCTGTTGACCTTGCGGATATGGGGGAAGTGCTCGAACACCATCAGCGACATGAGCACAAGCTGATCCCGGTCAGGATACTTGTCGTTGCCCGTCTTCCAGTCGCCCACCCATGCGGTTAGGTTCTCGTCGTCCACGATCAGGATGTCGGCAATGCCGCGCACCCACACGTCGGTGGACTTCCAGTCACATGTTTTCAAGTCCGCCGTCAAAGCCATCTCGTACTCGGCCAGCTTGCGGCCTGACTTACCTAGCATGGCATCAGCAACATCCTTGAACTGCGCGTACTCAGGCGGGATCGGTTTGTTTTCTTTTATGTAGAGTTCCAATGCCTCGTGTACCTGATTGCCGTAGCGCGTCGCCTCTGTCTCTTGGAAGGGGTACTTCTTCAAGACCTTGACCTCGTGGTATCTGCGGGCGCAGCCCTCGAAGTCTTTCAGGCTGCTGTGTGACCATGCTGGTTTCTTCATTTGAACTTTGCTGTGTTGATTGCCGTGGATAGGCGGTTAGCAAACCGGGTCACGAACTTCTCGTCCTTGTACAGGCTGCTGCCCATGTCGTACAAGATTGCGTGAGTCAGCTCATGCCAGAAGGTATCACTGATTTCTTCTTTTGAATATGCTTTCTGGGTCACGTTGCTCTTGGTGGCAACCTCGATTGCGCCAGTGCCGTAGTACACGTAGCCCATCGTTGCCCTGCGCTCCATCGTCTCGACGATCTCCACCGAGTACCAACGGTCGCCAACCTTTACTTTCTTGGGTAGTTTTAAGTCCATCTGCTTCTCCTGTTTATTTGTGTTGCATGTGCCGCAGCGTGTGCACCAGAATCCGGGCCTCGGTGACCAGCTCCAGCGCTTTCTCTTCGGCTTCACGCAGCGTCGTGTGCAGACATGCGTCGTGCACTTCCTTTGCCAACCGCTCCACATTCATCAGCGGCGTGGCGTAGTCGATCAGTACATCTTCTTTCATCAGTTCTTCGCTAGTCCATATCGACGGTGAACACCACCGTCAGCGGCCAGAGGTAGCCCCGGCAAGTAACTCGGCTCCATAGTCATCTGCGCCAAGACCCAAGTCTTGGCGTCGGCGACCTCATCGTCGGGCACAACAGCAATCAGCTCGTCATGCACCGTTCCCACCACGGGGTAACGTTTGTTCACCCGCAGCATCCCGTCCGTCATCACAATCCGCGCAGTGCCCTGCACCACGTTGTTCGTGATCTTCCCACCGTACAAGGGCGTGGCCTCCGGCCCATACACCCACTGACTCTCACCCGTTTCCTTCTCCGTTCCGTCAGCTTGCTTGGATTTCTTGCGTTGTTTGCGTAGGTCAGGATACAGGATGCGCATGCCGTTGGGCAGTACGATCTCCTCCTTTTTGAAGGTGAGACATTTATACACGATCTCTTCGCCCCCGGCAAGACAGCGCACCAGCAGCTCCTCCATCAGGCTCCAAAAGGTCTTCACCGGCCATGCTGCAGCGCGGTATTTGTCGATGATGGCCTTGGCCGTGATGCAGTGCACAAGCAGTTCCTCGTTCGTACAGATGTGGGGAATCTCCATCATCCGGGCGACGTAGTCCTCGTTGTTCACGAATGCCTGAATGGCGTCCGCCGTCACGCCTAGCTTCTTGGCGTCCGCTTTGGAGTAGCGCAGCGGGGGTGCCCCGAGGAAGCCAACCAGAAGCTGCTGCGCGAACGATGCCCAACCCAGCCCGTAGCCAGCACCCAGCAGGGCAGACTTGGCAGACTGTCGCTCCACCGGATGGCTGTCCTTGGTCATGCCCGGGAGGTTAAACATCTGCGCGCCGAACTGGGCGTACGGGTCACCGCCAGAGCGGAAGATGTCCAGCAGTTCCACGTAATCAGCCAGCCACGCCAGCACACGCGGCTCGATCTGGGAGAGGTCACCCACCGCCAACTGATAGCCATCGGGGGCCATGATCGCCTTGCGCAGGAACGATCCGCGCTTGAGGTTCTGCATGTTGATGGCGCTGCCCTTGCTGGCCGTCCACCGCCCGGTCGATGCCCCGTAGTAGGAAAGCGGTACAGGCAGTGCCCCACGCTGGGAGATTTCTAGGAACCTCTGCGCACGCGTGCGCTCCGTCGTGGACTTAACCTTGAGGCGTGCTTCACAGAGCGCGGCAACCTCTTCGTTGCTCCCGTGGAGGAGGGCTTGAAAGAGCGCATCATTTTTCGCAAGGGCAAGCGTACGCTTGTTAGTCGTTTTGCTAATCTTCGTAGGCGGCTCGACACCAAGCGCTTCGAGTGCTTTCGCAAACTGCGGGTTCGACGCCAGAACAGCTTCATCCAAGTTGAGCCTCTGTAACAATCCTTCACGGGTTTCCTTTTCTTCTTCAATGGCGTCCAGCAACATGTTCTGATCAAGCTGCAGCACCGGGCGGGTGTACATCTTGAGCGTCATGTCGATCAGACGTAGTTCCTTGGCAGGGTATCCACGCACCAGCCGCTCGAATATTGCTTCACATAGAAAGACGTCGTGTCGGCAGTACGCAGCAAGTTCGGCCTCAATCTCAGTATCCAGCTCACTGAGTCCATCCGTTGAGTAAACGGCTTTCCCTTTTTCGGGAAGACCAAAATCACTTGCGAGTTTCGCGAGGGAATTGCCAACCTCCACGCCGCGTAAAGCTCGCGCCATTGATAAGGTGTCGAAGATGAAGGCGGGGTGTACGGCGAACTTCCAGCCCATAATTGATACATCGAACTGTGCGTTATGGGCAAGCACTGCGGTTCTTCCCCAGTCGATTCCAGAAAAGAACTCAGGAAGGTCTGCTCCTCGTACCCATCTAATTGGCTCGTCGCTTCCATATACATGGACGCAAGCTCCGAATGCTTTGAAACGTTCATCTCTGATGTACTCCTCGGTGGTCATCTTCGAGAGCGTGTAGCTCTTGCTGGCCCAGCGTGTCTCGAAGTCGATGCTCAGTATCTGGTCGTATGGTTTACTCAATTAAATAGCTCCTTGGGCGGCGCGTCGTCCATGACGGACTCCTGCACGTACTCGTTCACAGCGCCCAGCAGACTCACCGCATCCATCTCGTTGGTGTTCACGGCCATGACCTTGAACCGCTCGAACGGTTCCTTGCCGATCAGCACCATGCCGTGCAGCTTGTCGTCCAGATAGCACTGGATGATCTCGGAGATGACGATGCGCAGGTGATCGCGTTGGTCTTGCGACATCTTTCCAAGCGCAGCTTCCAGCCCCGCAGTGTCAGTTATAAGCATAGCAATCTCTCTTTCAGTGTTTTCAAATTGTCCTCCCGCGCCACGAACACGAACCCACCAGCGGCACAGATCGCGTCCAGCTCCCGCTCCTGCAGCGCCGTGGTCTTGCCCTTGCCGGCCTTGCACTCGATGCCGAGGAACTTGCCGTTGAAGCAGCAGATGATGTCCGGCACCCCAGCGCGCCCCATGCCCGCCATGTAGGGCGAGAAGTGATAGATGCGCAGCTCGTCCAGCAGCTTCTTGACTGCCGCCTTTACCTTACCTTCAGGAGTAAGCGCCATTTTGTCCTCGTGTAGTTGATCTTGTTGTAGCAGTCTTGCGTACACATCCTTAGCAAACTTTACTAGGTTGTCGTGTTCCCAAGATTCAAAGTAAGGGCCGGTCACAGTAGTGCGTCCTCGTAATCACTTAGGTTGTTTGGTTTTTTTGCTTGCCGGTGCAGGTACGTCAGCACTTGCGCGTCGGCTCTTTGGAACGGCCACCACTGGCCGCTTTGGTGCGCGCTTAGCTCCGACTGTTGCGACGGACTCCACCGTGGTGAAGCGGTGCAACTTCGGGCATTCTCGTCTGCGATAGCTCGTGTTCGTGTAGTCATTGTGTCGGGTCTCCAGTGTTACCGATGCTTCTCCACATACAGGGCACTTCATTTCTTTTTCTTTCTATCAGGTCTAGGGCAGTGCGGGGGTGGGACGACTACGCACCACACGGCGCTCACAAAATTTCCGGTCTTGACCCACCTATCGATGTACGCGTCAGGAAATTTGTGGAGCATCCGGTGGACATGCGATGTGCCTGTGCCGGCAAGCGCTGCTAGTTGCAACACAGTCATGCCTTCGAGATTGGCACGCAGGGTTTCGCGGATGAGTTTTTGTTTAGGCCCCATAACTCACCGCAAACCAAACAACAGCCCATGATGCTGCAACCACCGCCCAGAACTTGATGTTCGTCCACAGTTCGTCTCGGGTCTCCACCATAAGCATCACGAACGGAATCGTCACCAGCAGCAGGACTGCGGTGGCTAACAGAAAGATGATGATGGCTAGGGTCATTTCTGCTCCTTGCATTCTCTACAAATAAATTTCATGTGGCCCCCTGCAAATGTTTTTATGTGCCCGCCCTTCGTGGATTTGTCTTTTTGACACTTCCAACACATGCGTTTCCTGACGCTCATGTTGTGTTGAGCATTCGAAAGTGATGCAAGAGCTTTTATATTTTCAGCAACAACATTTCTGAATCCTTGCCCTCTCATTGCTTCTCTCCTCTTGCGCGGATGGCGGCGAGGATGCCCGCCCCAAAGTCGGCCCCTGTAGATGTCTCCCACCAGCCATCAGGGGATTCAGTTTCGGTTTGGTCGATGCCCTTGAGCAGCGCAATCAACGCCTCGCGCTCGGCTTCAATCGCCGCCTTGACAGCCGCCTCCAGCTCGGATCGGTACACCTGAGTGTCATCGTCATCAATCATGTCTGCCTCCCCTTAACGAACTGCTGGATGTGGCTCAGCGCGTAGTCGTAGCCGTCGGAAAACATGGGATGGCGCTCTTGCTCACTGCCCGTAAACTCTTCGATTGTTTGAAGCAAAGCCATCTGCTCGGCTTCAATCGCCGCCTTGACTGCGGCCCGCAGTTGTTCGCCGGTGTACAAGTCGTCGCCCTCGTAGCTGGCGTTCAGGGACTCTGGTTTGTAAAACTGTTCCCACGTCATTGCTCCCTCGCTTTCAGCATGGCGTCGGCGAGTGCGTATGCTTGACTCGCAACGGCCTCCGGCGTATCTGCTGGCCGGCCATTTTTAAAGACCGTCCCAGAACTAACCATTGCCGCAGCAAAGTAGTCGCGGATGGTCATGTCTCTGGCAAAGCCGCCGTGCTTGGTCATCCAGCTTGTGTACTCAACCATATATACGTCTTGGTCTTTCATTTCACCCTCCGCATCGGTTCCCACCCTGCGTCAGGGATCTTCTCCGGGGGCGGCGGGGTCATCGTGGCACTGGGCGGCACCCAGCCAAACTTGCGCCACGTAGCTTGTACGTCAGCGCCGCGCTGGTAGGTGAACTTGATATCGGTCACACGGGTGGTGGGTTCAACTCGGGTTTGTTCACGCTTCATTACTTGTCTCCAAAAATGTTCTTCAGGGCTTCGTACAGTTCTTTCGCATCCAGCACCGACAGGCTGCGCAGCAACGCATCCACGCGGGGGATTTCAGGAGTGGGTGCAGGGGTTGGTACCGGGGTTGGTACCGGGGTTGGTACCAAAGCCGTCAGGCCGGCCCCCACAGAAGAAGACACTGGTCGTTCTTCTACCACCCGCATAGTCTTCTTCCTCACATCCACAATAATCTTCTTCTGCTTGGCCTTCTTCTCCATGTTGCGCAGCGTGGCTGAACTCTTGAGCGGCGTGTACTCAGCCGTCGTTACATGCAGTACCCCCTCGTCGTCGGGCTGCGCTACGCGTTGTCGGATCATCTGCCCAATCACGGCAGAGATCGAGCCGATCAGATAGCCCTTGGCCTTGAGCGCATTCGTTACGTTCTTGCGTGTATCAGGGAAATCCCTGACCTGCTCGTACGCTGTGCGGCACAGGTTGTTGCTCACTTGGAAGGGGCTGCGTTTAGGTGCTGCCTCCATCTGTTTGTGGGCCTCGTCATCCTTAGCCCACTGCGCCAGCTCACGCTCGGCAAGCCGCGCACGAAGTTGCTCAGCCAAAGTCATGTTGCTCATTTGCTTCTCCTAAAAATTTGAACGCACACAATACCATAAGCCCTAGCGGACATCAACAACAAAGCCAGACGTATCGTGTCGGGCCTTACCCTTAGCGTAGAGCGCAACCACTACGCCGTGCGGGTCTTCATGTCGCAGGTCGCTGTCATCCCCGTCCACGCAGGTAGTGCCAAGGAATTCAGCGGGGATATCTTCCCGCTTGCGAAAGACTACAGCCATGCGGTACCCCTCACCCAGTGCGCGCTGCACATACGGCTGGAACTCAACGACGCCGGAATAGCTGAAGGTCAAGTCGTAGTTGGGCACATGGGTACTCCTGTTCGGGATCTTTGTGTAATCGTAGAACTGTAGGTCGGGGAAAAATTCAAACACATTCCGATACCACACACCCTCATACACGAAGTCCACGTTCTCCCACTTGATATCCGATGTGCCGTTAAGCCGGCACAAGGGAATGAGGCCCAGCTTGTCAGCCTTGCGGATGAGTGAGCGAATAGAGGGAATCAGCTTGGCGAAGAAGGCGTCACGATCCTCGAAGAACAGCTTGGTCTTCTTGATGCGCGCATCCTGCACGTTGGTGAATGCGCCACGCCCAGCGGAATTGAGGCAAGGCCCGTGGCACTGGGCGATCTCTGCCATAGCGCACACGTTGTACCCGGATAGGTTGTATGGGGCCAGATACAGGACGCCTGTCATGTACCCGTACTGCTGACCCTTGATGGTCTTAGCGTTGGTGTCGATGCTTAGCATTTGCTTTCTCCTTCGGTTAGTTTCTCTTCCAGTTCACGATCACGTTCAGCGTCGGCTTGCTCCTCGGCCCAGCGGGTGAGGCGTGCATCTGCCTCCTCGTAGGTGTCGCCGTCTTCCATTAGCTCTTTGATGGTGTATCTCATTTGCTTCTCCTAGTTGTGGGGGCCGTAGCCCCCGGTTGATCAGTAGCGTGTGGTGATGCTGAAGGTCATGTTGCGCAGAGCTTCACGCAACATATCTTCTAAGTCGCATTCCTTGATGGCCTTGTTCACCTTTTTGTTGAGCTTGTCCTCGAAGTCGTGGTCGTCAATTGCCTCGTTGATCCTGTCGTCGATACCCCCTATGCTTCGGTCGTACTCGTCATGATCGTACAGATCGTTGTGATCACTGATGGCGTTCGCTGCTACCTCCTCGGCGATCTCCTTGATGCGCTCGTCGATGTTGTCCTGCTTGGCAATCATCTGCTCCTCCAGCGTAGCGACGCGTGAGAACAGATCGGACTCGTTACCTTGAGCAGCTTTGTCAGCCACAACAAGACTGCGCTCCAGCAGTTCGATGCGTGCCAGCAGGGGTGCGGTTGCATCGTCCACCATCCGCTTGATCTGCGGCTCGGCGTAGCGCAGGGCGACGCTGAACATGGCGTCGAACATGGACAGGACTTGCGTCCACTCAGGGGTTTGTTGCACAGGTTGTTGCATGGTTGCTTCTTTGGGTTGGTTGTAGATGGAGTCGATGGAATGGTCAGTCATGGTTTGCTTTCTTAAGTTGCTTGAATAGCCGGGTGAACCGCACCCGGCAACGGATGGGGACATGATGTCCCCGATCTCTTACGCTGTCACCAGCGACAGTGCCTTCTGCTTGAGCGCATCGCCTGCACCCCAGAGAGCTGCAGCCTTGCGGTTCTCATCGGTGCGAGCACGGACATGGTGATCGGCGTACTCGGTGACAGCGTTGAGCCAACCCCATGCGGTGTCGTGTGCCGACTCGAGGTTGCTGCCCTTGCCTGCCCCGTTGAACAGAGACATGATCTTGTCGAATGCCTTGGACTCACGGGCCACTGCCTCGCTGGATTTGGTCAGCAGCTTGACTGTCATGTGCTCGGCTTCCTCGGCTTGCATCTTGATGTGCGCCAGCTTGCGTGCCGTCTGCATGAATGCACCGAACTCCTGATTGGCCGACTCGATGACCGACTTGGCAGTCTCGATGCTGAACACTGAGCGGTGCGTCACACGATAGGCAGCGCCAGTACCCAACGCCAGACGTAGCGTGTTGTTGCACACCACACGGATGGTGACGAGGCGCACCTCGCTAGCCAGAGACCCGTCAGCGCTGGTGCTGAACAGTGCGTAGAGCACAAGCTTGTCACCGCTGCCATCCAAGGAGACAGTCTCGCTGAGCTTAGCCGTGGCGAAGTAACGCTTGCCACCGAACAGAACACCAGCGGACTCGATGGTCACGCCACCCGCAGCGGCCCACTCACGGAACAGTTCGAGCACATCGGCAG